TTGTGGAAGTAATAACTATATTATTTGTTCCTGTTGAAGGATTAACCAAAATCCAAACATCCATATAATCATTACCAATTTGTGAAATTATATTAGTTAAACTAACACCATTATAAGTAACTGCTGATGCGTGTTCTGTATAAGTATTTGTATATACCAGTAATACAAGGTTTGAACCTGTACAAGTATGTGCAAATGTTTTACCTGATGATTTAGATGAAGTATCAAAAGCTATTGCCATTTAATTTTTTTATTTTTTATGCCTCTATTGTATAAGCAATTAAATCCCATTTAGTATCTGTAGAATTCCAAATAAAACCTAAATACATAGTTTTACTTATTACTGTTGTTGATGGTAATGCGTTTCCTAATGCTCTATAATATGTTCCATATGTTAATGCCCTTGCTGTACCATTATCTTTAATTCTAATAATCATTTTTTCTCCTGCTGTTGGTGTTGATGTTGAATGATTAGCAATACTTAATGCTGCTGCTTGTGCTGTTAATGTAAATAAATCATAAGTAGCAATTTCAGGTGTTAAAGTTGCTGTTGATGTAGTTGTATAAACTCGTGGTGTATTTCTTTTATTAGTAAAAGTATCTGTAGTTGTTCTACCTACATATGTATCTGTTGCTTGAAATGTTAAAGTTGTTGCGTCTGTTCCTGCTAATGTTAAATTGTTTGATACATTTAATATTTTTCCTGTTGCTAATACTGAACCCAAATAGTTATAATCCCAACTTGCTGCTGTAGTGCCTACTATTGATATACAAGTCATCATTACATCTGTTCCAGCTGCTAATGTTATAATAACATTTGAACCTGATGAATTTACTGTTATAATACCTGATGAATTACCGTTATTTATATAAAATTGTCTTCCTAATATTAAGGTAGAAACAACTGGCATTACTACTGTTTGTGTTGTTGAACCTGTGAAATAGTTGTAATAATTTGAACTTGCTGTTAATGTTGTTGTTCCTGCTGCTGAAGCAAATGAGGAATAACCTGAATTAGATGAAACACCTGAACTTCCTGATGTACCATTAGTTCCAGATGAACCAGAAGTACCATTTGTGCCTGCTGCTCCATTATTTCCCGAAGAACCAGATGTACCATTTGTGCCTGCTGCTCCATTATTACCAGATGAACCTGAACTTCCTGACGTACCGTTTGTGCCATGTATTCCTGAACTTCCAGATGTGCCGTTTGTACCAGAGGAACCTGAAGTACCATTAGTTCCTGATGTACCATTGTTGCCAGATGAACCTGAAGTACCATTGTTACCAGAAGAACCAGAAGTACCAGAAGAACCTGAGGTTCCATTTGTACCATTCGTTCCTGAGCTTCCAGAAGTACCATTTGTTCCAGAACTACCTGAAGTTCCATTTATACCAGAGCTTCCAGAAGTACCATTCGTTCCTGAGCTTCCAGAAGTACCATTTGTTCCAGAACTACCTGAAGTTCCATTTATACCAGAGCTTCCAGAAGTACCATTTGTTCCAGAACTACCTGAAGTTCCATTTATACCAGAGCTTCCAGAAGTACCATTCGTTCCTGAGCTTCCAGAAGTACCATTTGTTCCAGAACTACCTGAAGTTCCATTTATACCAGAGCTTCCAGAAGTACCATTTGTTCCAGAACTACCTGAAGTTCCATTTATACCAGAGCTTCCAGAAGTACCATTCGTTCCTGAGCTTCCAGAAGTACCATTTGTTCCAGAACTACCTGAAGTTCCATTTATACCAGAGCTTCCAGAAGTACCATTGATTCCAGAACTACCTGAAGTTCCATTTATACCAGAGCTTCCAGAAGTACCATTGATTCCAGAACTACCTGAAGTTCCATTTGAACCTGATGAGCCTGAAGTACCATTAGTTCCTGTTGCACCATTGTTACCTGAAGAACCAGATGAACCTGAGGTTCCAGATGTACCATTAGTTCCTGAGCTTCCAGAAGTACCATTTGTTCCAGAACTACCTAATGTTCCGTTGATACCATTTATTCCAGAACTACCTGATGTTCCATTAGTTCCAGATGAACCAGAAGTGCCATTATTTCCTGTCGCACCGTTTAAACCTGAACTACCTGATGTTCCATTTGTTCCTGAAGAACCATTTATTCCTGAACTACCTGATGTTCCATTAGTTCCAGATGAACCAGAAGTACCATTAATCCCTGTCGCACCGTTTATACCTGAACTACCTGATGTACCATTAGTTCCAGATGAACCAGAAGTGCCATTAGTTCCTGTAATCCCGTTTATTCCTGAACTTCCTGATGCGCCATTATTACCAGACGAACCTGATGAACCTGAAGTTCCATTTATACCTGAAGAACCAGAAGTTCCATTAATACCTGCTGCTCCTTGTGCACCACCTAAATTTACTGACCAAGAACTAAAGTTTCCCGAACCAGATATACTTGTTATGTTCCCAACTAATGAACCTGATCCAGTATTATATGAGGTAACTGTTCCATTCATTACATTTATTCCATTAGCTATTACTAATGATTGACCAGCAGAATAAGCTAATCCAGTACCTACTGTTAATGATTGTGAACCTGTACCAATTGTTAAATTTGTATTTGATGTAGTGGAATATTTATCTCCATTTGCACCTGAACTTCCAGAAGTACCATTCGTGCCTGAACTACCTGATGTGCCGTTGACTCCGTTGTTTCCTGAACTACCTGAGGTGCCATTTGATCCTGAACTTCCTGATGTACCGTTAACACCATTTAATCCTGAACTACCAGAAGTCCCATTAATCCCGTTGTTTCCTGAACTACCAGAAGTACCGTTAATACCATTATTTCCTGAAGTACCTGAAGTTCCATTAGTTCCTGAAATACCAGAAGTACCGTTTACTCCATTATTTCCAGAACTACCTGAACTGCCGTTTATACCAACACCTGAAGTGCCACTGGTGCCTGAAGTACCATCATAATAATCTTCATTAAAAATAGGTGTATAACCATTTGTTCCAGAACTACCTGAAGTTCCATTTATACCAGAACTACCATTAGTTCCTGAAGTACCTCCATATACATAAGTTGACCCAGTTAATGCAACTATTTCTGATGATGATAAGCCAACTATTAATTCACACGAAACGATTAAACTATTATCAAAAGGATTCTTATTTAATGCTGCTATTTTGTAAGTTTTGTCATTAAATAAAATTCTCATTTGCTCATTAATAAATTTATCATATCTAATAGTCAAATCGATATTGGAACTATTAAACATTTCATTGTCATTAATATTTTTATTTCCTCCCTTATAAACAATTCCTGCTCTAACATCTGCATACTTTACCCATTCTTCTGTTTTTGATCCATATGAATCTGTTGTTAGTTGGCTAAATAATAATGTAATAGAGTATTTTAAATTTCCTGCTCTCATTAAGTTTCGTTAGTTTTTAAATCCAAGGTCTTGTACCATAAAGGCTGGCAATTTGTGCGTCTGTAGGATTATTTTGAATTTCATAGTTAATAAATGGTTCGAGTAAATATTCTAATGTATATGGTACTTTTTGAGGACTACCAAATGAAACAGGCTCTCTATTAGCATAAAGATTACCTACCATTAATAATATTGCGTGTTTAATTACTAAAGGTATTGTCGTTCCTGTTATTGAATAATCAGCAAAATCAGTATTTCCTGTAATTCCTGAAGTATCTACCCAAGTTGTATTTCTACAAATATTTTTAATTGAAAAAAATGAAACATCTATTAGTGAAGAAATATAATTATCGTCTTCTGTAAAATATGATTCAAGATTTAAGTGCTTTTTTGCTTCATCAAGAGTGACTAAATACATTTAGGTGAATTGTTTTTATAAGTGAGCAAGGTTATGCCTTGCTCACTTTGATATTTAGAAAAATATCTAAATATTATACATAGAAAGAACCTAAAGAATAAGATGCTGTTCTAAGGAATTTTGCGTCCCAATAACCTGTTACAATCAATCTGATTTCAGCTTCTGCACCTTTGGTATAAGGATCAACTAAAATATCAAGTGCGCCCCATTGTGCAATTACTAAATCTTTCCAGTTTGCCATAACAATACCAGTTTCTGCTTGTGATGTTTGTACATTACTTACCATGTTAGAAGTAACATATACAGGATATCCATTTAATTGTTCACCTTCCATAATTGGAGTGTAACCATTAGTAAATTTTGCAGTAGTTTTTAATGCTGATTTTACTTTAGGGTGAGTAATATAAGAAATATTACCAGTTAATGCGTTTGCGGTATCAAGAGCACCTTCAAGAGCAACAACTTTACTAAATGTTAAACCTGAAGTAGAGGTATAAGAACTACCAGAAACGAACAAACCAGCTGGACCTGCGCCAGTTGAGCCTGAACTTAATAAAGTATTTTCAAGTTTTGTGACAACAGAAGTAACTAAATTGCTTCTTAACATTGCTTCAAGACCAACTGCATCTTGATTCAACATCTGTTTAGAGATGGTTAAGATAGTTGTAAGTTTTCTTGGTGTGAAAGTTACTTGTGCGAAAGTTCCTGCTCCGTCAGTTGCAGTTGTTGTTTCACCTGCCCATGCACTTGCGCTACCTGTATATGTAGGAATTACTAAATTACCTACTAAACCAGAAAGATAAGTCGCACCTGCTTTTGTGAAGACTAAATTAGATGTTAATGGTGTTAAAATGTTGAAGTATTCTTTATCTACAGCAAATCCACCATTTGCGTCAGTACCTACTACAATATCAGCACGTTTTTCAAATTCCATAGGTATTTGAATATTTCCCCCAAAAGATTGACCTGCATCAGTCATCATTCTTTTTCCTGCTTCAATTAATTCTCTTGTTTCTTCTGAGAAATTGTTACCATTTACGGCTTCTCTTACCGCTTTCAATAATGAAAAATTTGTGTTCATATTTTTTTCTTTGTTTTTTATATTGATTTCATTTCTTACCGCCTTTTCATCAGCTTTTTTAATGTCTTCAATCTGTTTTGTTAAGGTTTCAACCTCATTTTTGATTTCTGTAAATGAAGAATTTTCATCATCATTCATTTTTCTTTTTTCCAATTTCACTTTTTTAGTAAAATCTTCTAATTCTTTTAGTTTAGTGTTGCGTTTATCAACAATTTCAAGTAAATTCATTTTTAATTACTTTGTTTTTTTAACTGTTCAATTTCTGTTTCTAATGCTGATAAATATTCTTCTATTTCACGTTTTTTACATGAATCCATTTCAACATAAGTTGAATCAACAGTATCAGTAGTATCAGTTATAAATGGTTCTATTACACTTATAGGAATCGTGTATGAATTTCCATTATATACTATTTCTACTAATTCTGGTTCAGTTGAATCAGTTGTATCACAAGTTGGTTCACATGGTGTTCCACAATCAGGGCAAAAATTACTATCACATTCTTTACCACAATTTGGGCAACAATCTGATGTACTTTCACCAGCACAATCCTCTTCTTCTTCTTCTTCTTTTTCTACTTCAATATTTACTATTATATTAGTATCTCTTTCTTCCATATTTAATTCATTATTTTTTACTAAATCTAAAGACCTTGCTGCAACTGTAGTATCTTGGTAGGCTGGAATCCAACATGGTGACACATCGTATAACTTATCAAATTGTGTTATGGTTCTTGTAAATGTACCATCACTATTTTTTTCCCATTTTTGACCAGAATCTGATACAGTAAATGCAAAACTTGAATTTCTTAAGTCACCTCTATTTATAGCATCATATAATTCATCTCCGATTGCTGTTTTAGGTGCATTAAATGAATATTTAAGACCTTTTTGATCTACATTTAATGATAAAGTTCCTTTACCATAAGTATTTCTGGCTAATACTCTATCATCATCATGATTAAATAAAGCTAAAACATCACTTACTTCAATAACACCATTTAATGCTTCTGGTGCTATAATTTCAGTAAATCCACCCAAATCTTTAGATAATGAGTTAAATAATAATGCATATCCTTCTATTTGTCTTGAAACTGGTGAAACTCTAAATTCAGAATCATTTATGGCTCTTATTTCTTTCATTACTTATTATTTTTTTTTAAATGTAGGATTACCATATTTTAATTTCCTACTTATCCAAGCTTCTTTTAATTTTAATTTCTGCTCTTCAGACATTGGTTTTCCTTTATTTACTGGAACATTACCTTTTAATGTTTCAGATATTTTTTTATTAGTTTCTTCATTAGGTATATAACTAATCTTACCTTTTTTTATCATTGACATTTTTTCTTTTGTCTCTTCTGAATGTTGTCTTTTAGCAAATTTATTTCCTTGCATTCTTTCAGATAGTTCTTTTTTTGCTTTTTCATTCATTGGTATTCCTTTATGTGAATCAGATTGTAACTTTTTATAATCTTCATCTAAATTTCTTTCTGATACTTTTTTGGATATTAATATTTTTGTTTCTTCTTTGTGATTCCACCCAACTATTACCCCAGTTCCACCTTTATCTTTATTTGTAAGTTCACCATTTTTATTATACTCATAAATCCAATATTTTTCTCTTTCTGAATAATTTTCAATATCACATTCTTCAATTAAAATAGATTTTATATTTTTTCTACCTTTTTCTAAAATCCATTTATCTTTTTCGGTTTTATTATTCTTACTTACTGATAAATGTGTTCCTAACCTACTTTTTAATTTTTGTGTTGTTGCTCCAACATACTTTGGTATTCCTGTTTCATCTGTTAAATAATAAATATTACATTTCATAACTATATTTTATTTTTATATAGTCCCGCATATGTAAATAATTTATTATTCTTTCATTTTATATTATTATTTTTTAACAAGTAGTTGGACCTGCTGCCGCTGTGAAATAATCAGTTACACTTGCTGTCATACTTACTCTTGTATATGGTGAACTTTGTCCACAATATCCTGTTGAAGATCCACAAGAGGATGAACTTTGTCCGAATGTTATATTTTGTGTTGCTGATGACCTTAATGCAACATAAACATCAGAACCATAAGGAATTGAAAGTGACAATGCGTGATATGATGCACTTGGACAGCCGACGAAATTTCCTGAACTGAATATATTTTGTACCCAACTTCCTCCAGAACCAATCTTATAAAAACAGTATATTGTAAATACAGATGATGTCGCAGTATTAAGGTAAATATCATAAGTTACTGGTGCGTGTGTTGTAGTAGTAGTTGTGGGTGGTGCCGTTGTGGTTGTAGTAGTTGGACAAGTTGTATTACCCGACATCGCCCCACCTGATGAACTTATATAAGCTATATATTTTGTTGTTATATTGTCGTCACTGTAACCAATATTACCTGAAGATATTGGTATGAATTTAGTCGTACAAGCCATATCTGTATAAAAGTATGATATGGAATTCCAATTTGCGACAGTTTCTAAAGTGTAATATACTTGACCCATAGCACCTCCACATGGGGAAGATTGTACTCCAGTTGCATACCATTTATACGCAACTCCCATTGTATAACCCGTCACATTAGGAATATTACATATCTCAGTATAACTTGTACCAACTGTTCCAAAATAAAATCTCACAAAAGCAGGTCCATCATATTGAAATACCCAACCAGATAATGAAATAGGTATATTGAAATTATATGGATTCGTTAATAAGTAATTTGAGTTATTTAAATCAGTATGACCTGATCCTTTTATAGACCCGTTTATTTTTACTTCACAATTTAATGACCCGAGATTTGGGATATAATTAAACCAATCAATTTGTCCTAAACTTATGGCTGTAGAAGCTGTAATTGCTGTCATTCCAGTATTATAAGCATACCATCCTTCTGTAGATGCAGTTATAGAACATGGAATTGCTGTATGATCATAACCTGCAAATTCACCAACAGAATATGGTGCTGCTATTATTGGACCTATTAAAGAACTACCACTTAAAATAAAATTATAAGGTGAATAATTAGACCATTTATTCACATTCCCAGATAAGGATAATGAACTTAACTTAGTACTTCCAGAAGATATACCTAATGTCGTGGCAATTTGTGACATTGATACATTGTTGCATAAAACAGTTGTTCCAGAGACAATAATATTTGAACTTGTCGGTACTTCCGATCTATTTTTTATCTGTGTTGAGGTATATCCACCATATGATAATAATATTTTGCCCACACATATTAATTATTTTTAGTAGTTGTTGTCTCAGTTGTTAATACCTTATTATCAATACTATTAACTTGATTAACAATTAAATTATTTGAATCTTGTAAATTGGTTGAAATACAATATCTATCACCACCTTCACCTTTTACCTTAGGTAAATTTAGATTTCTTGCTATTTGATTAGCGTTAACCACTCCAATAGAGAATAATTTAGAGTAATAATTTGCTTGTGAGTTTTGATCCGCTCTAAGCATATTACTTAAATCAAATCTTATTTCTGACATTCTCCTTTGTGATGGTAAAATCAATTTTCTATTAAATTCATTCTCGATTTTCTCAATAATAGGAAGAAGGGTCGTATTTAAGAAATCGAGTTGAGCATTTTCTATATTATTGAAAGATGCTTTCGTAATATCAAATAATAATATTGGATTTACGTTGAAAAATCTCGCAATATCAATAACATTGAATGAACGAGTCTCTAAAAGTTGTGAATCCTTTGGTGAAATACCTAAAGTTTGAATCTTTGGATTAATTAAACCACCTATAATACTGACTCCATTTGGATTACCTGTCTCAGCATTGGAAGTACTTTTAAGTGAATTTATAATATCCTGTTGCTGTTTTGGTCCTAATGTATTATCTGTTGTTAATAATGCAGCTGCATTTGCGCCACCCTTAAAGTAATTTCTTGCGTGTGTTTCTGAATTATAAGCAACTTCCAAAGTATGAAAGGCATAACTTATAGTTGACATACCATAATGGCTGTTCATTTGTGGGAAATTCAAGATATGAATCATATCACTATTGTTTACCATTCCCTTTGATCCAGCAATTAAGAATTTTATTTCATTTGATACTGTTGTAATAGTTACTAAGTCAGGATTTATAAAATCAAGAGTCAATATATTAAAATTACTATCCCTGTTTATTTTTATGAATGCATTTCCACGAAGTAGGAGAGAAGTATTGATTAATTTGAAGAAATTAAACCTTCCCATATTAGGATTTGGTTCAAAAGATAATATCGGATATAAACTATTTTTGTAATTTTCACTTTTAAAGCCTTTGTCATCAACCTGATATACTTTCATTTGAAGTGAAGCAATAGCGTCACTTATTAAATTTACTGCCCTAAAACAAGCTGAAAGTGTAAGTGCTTTAGAAGATTGAAATGTTGAAAACGTACTATACGATAATCCACCATAAACTGGTTCATAACTATCAAAGATAGAACGCATTTCTTCACTTTGTTTTGTATTTTTTCTGATATCATAACCAAATAGTTTCATTCATATATTATTATTTTTTACCCGAAACACCTCATTCACCTTATTTTAGATAATTGTTATATTCCAGTGAGGCTGCATTAAATAAGTTCCTAAGCACATAAGCATCGCAATTACCCCATCCATCTTTTTGTCTTTCTTTGATTTGTCTGGTTTTACATTTCCATTGCTGTCTCTTCTTAGATAAACATTGCTTAACATCCATCTCGTGACTTCATTGTTGTTCATTACAATCTTGTTCTGTAAAATCAATCTTTCAAATTCCTGTGTTGGTCTATTGAAATTTGAAATAGTTTGTGAGAAAGGTTCAAGATTCAAATAGTTTTCTGTTGCTGATATTGCGAATTGTGTCGCATTCCAAGAGTCATAAGCAATTTTACTTATGTAGTATTCCTTGTTTACTTCAAGAATGTCGTTCAGTATAAAGTTATAATCAACTACATTACCAGGAGTCAGTGTCAAATTACCTTTGAGTTGTTGAATTTTATAGTATTCTTTATCTGTTGCGGAGTTTAAAGAATCCTCTGGTAGATAATACTTAACTATGAAATTATATTTTTCATCCTTCATGAACAGATAAGAAACTGCCGTGATGTCCGAATTACTACTTAAGTCAACACCAACAATAATCTCTGTGTCAGTTGGATCTTCTATATCTTTGAAACTAATATTCTTTGAAGCCTGATAAATATATTTATCTGCTATCCAAGTTGTTATTGTATCACACCAAGTATTCAAGTTCTTAGTCCTAACACCAGTCTCAAGACTGATATTATTTTTCGCCTTGTTAATTTCATCCTTCAAGAAAGAACTTTTAATTGTAACATCTAAATTGGGATTTGATTTAATCCAAGTTTTTTCATCTGACCAGTCATCTTCATCATCAAGTGAATAGATTGCTATAAATTGTGAGTCATCTTCTTTTAATCCTGCTAATACTTCCTTTGCGGTACTTCTTAAAGAATAACAAGGAGATGCTTTATCAAAACCAGCAGTTGTAATAATTACAAAAAGTGGTTGCTCTCTCATACCTTGTGAAGACTTTAATACATCATAAACATTTGAAGTTTTTGCTGCGTGGTATTCATCAAGTATTACACAGGAGCAGTTTAGACCATCGAGTTTACTTGAATCGGAAGCCACAACCTTTACAATATTGTTTTCAAATAAAACCTCGTTCCGATACGTCTTTAAATATTGTTCTTTAGGATCTAATTTCTTCGCCATCTTTGATACAGCGGAGAATGCGATTTTTGCCTGTTCTCGACTGTTGGCAGCAAGAACAACCTCTGCATTCGCCTCTCCCTCTGCTACCAAACAATACAAACTTATTGCTGCTGATAAGGCTGTTTTTCCATTCTTCCTTGCTATTTCTATATAAGCATTGTTAAATCTTCGTAATCCTGTATTTTTATAAGTCCATCCAAAAATGTTTGCAATAATAAAGCACTGCCATGGTTCTAATATAAATTTCTTATTATCGTGTTTACCTGTGAAATGTTTTAAGTGTGAAATAAAAGTAATCGCCTTGATTGCCTTCTGCTCATTGAAATATAATTCACTTCTTAATAAATCATTTTCATATCTTAACACTGCTTGTTTTATTTCTAAACCTACACTAATCTTTTCTTCTTTAACATTTTTTATATATTTATAAAAACGATACATTTTTGTTAATCAAGGATTATTTTTTCGTTTATTCTGTCTAACTTTTCTTCTATTCGATCAAAACAACTTTCAATTAGTTCATAAAACATTTCATATTCTAAATCTGAAATTTCATTGCCCATGTTTGTTTATCTTTTTTCTATATTACTTATATCACGCATTAGATCCATGAAAGGATTTTCTTTTTCTTCGGTCGTTTCTTTTTTAGTCTTTCTTGATTTAGGACTTAAGTAAAGTGAATCGATCAGTTTAAATAATTGTTTTTGGCTTTCAAGTAAGTTTCTAAATGAGGGATTTACTATTTTTCTGATTTTACCATTTGAATCAGTTTGGTTTAGTACTTGTCCTTCCTTTTTAACTTCTTTTACTGATTGTTGATATTGTGAATATGTGTGTTCTAAAAGAACTAACGTAATTTCATCCTTTGGTGTATAGATTGTCTCATCGATTAAGTATTTCCGAATATCAGTTATCAGTTTGGATTTCATTTAGATTTTAATTTTTTTATTTAATCTTCACTAAGACAGAATGTCTTAGTGAACAAAAATTAGTGATGCCCTACATACTATAGTGAAATACAGGCTAAATGGCTGACATTATTTACATAATATTAGCGTTTTAGAAAAAAAAGTTCTAAATTTTCATTTCATACAATGAGATTTAGCGAGAGGTTTTGTATTGGTAATCAATACTTTATAGGTGGCCCGCTTCTAAATAAATTGTTTTGGATTGGTAATCAATACTTTATAGGTGGCCTGATTCTAAATAAATTATCTGTTTATTTCTTATTGAAGAACAAAATTCATTCATTCATTCATCATTCATTCATTCATCATTCATTCATTCATTCATTCATCTATTTATTAGTTCTATTCTTTGATTTGGTTTGTGTTTTAAGTTGTTTAATAAAGAACTAAATGAAAGTTGAATGAAGTATCAACTTAAAATAATAACCTCTTAAAACATCTTAAAACAAAAAAGAACTAATAAATTAATATCATTTCTTTTCTTTTAATCAAAGATGATTAGTTTATTTTTCTTTTAGTTTAAAGGATTGGGTTTGCCGGATGGTCCCGGCTGATTCAGACAGGATTAACAATATGAGCATAACCACCCACACCACAACCATCTTGCTCATACAAATCCTTAATAAGTTCTGCTGCCTTTTTTGTCTTATAGTTTACAATGGCAGGCTTGCCAGCTTCTTCGTAACATCCGTAACACATTTTCGTTTAATTTACCGCACCAGCCACTAACAGCGGTTTGGTGCTATTATTTTGGCTATAAAATTTATTTTTAAAGACAATTGTCTGCAAGCCAAAATAACAGACACCAAGTCGCAAAACGTTAACTGGCATACTGTTCGGGAGTTTTTTTCTTAATATATCGTATAACCCCCGACGAGTTGATCAAATCACCAGTAATCACTCCAAATATATCTTGCTTGTTCATATTGCAAAAATAATCTAATTCAGTTAAAAACAAATTAATTAACCTATATAAGTTAATATTAATATAATAAATCCCAAAAGGCTAACAGTTCATTTTGTGAAACTTTTTGATTTCACCCAGCGATTTTTTTTTTTGAATGAATGTCGGAGTGACACTGCTCGCATAATGACATCAAATTACTATAATCAAAACCGAGCCATTGAATTTGCTGAATATTCATTCCCGTCATAAATGCCTGAATATGGTGAACTTCAACGGCTGCGGTGATTTTTTCATTTTTAAGACATTCTTCACACAAAGGATTATTCTGTAGTTTGGTAATTCTTAATGACTTCCAAGTCGGAGTATTATAGACATGCTTTTGAGCTAAGTTCTTGTTTATATTGTTGTTAGTTCTTGTCTTTTTAGGTTTATTTATATAAGCCACTTATTTTTTATTCTTTTTTGGACGATAATCGACAAATAGATATTTAATCTTACATATTAATTCTTCCGATTCCGTTTGAGTGTGAACATCTTTAAATTCACAGATTTTTATTTGTTTTTCTTTCTTTCTTTTCGTTTTGAGAAATGAAGTCAACATAGATTTTGTCGGATTAGATATTTCAGTTTCAATAAAATATAGAATTTTATCATTGAATAAATCCTCACACGACTTTGAATTACTTAATTTGTGCTTGTCCTGAAACTTACAGTAGTTATTAAATAATTCCTCATAATTGTCACTTATCAGGTCTTTCATTTCTTTTGTCATCAGTTGATATTAATTTTATGAAAACATCAAGATCAACAACTGCATAAGTTTTACTTCTATTGCGTTTAAAAATAAGAACTGGATCAGTTCCTACTTTTGTGTTTGTTTCAGCTTGAGTTAATGACTTCCAGATACTTATTTTTTCTTGATTCTTTACCTCAATAGAGTAGGGTAAAAGTTTTCTGGCTGCGGGAGAGAGTTTAATATCGACACCATTAGAACCAGATGAAACTCTCGTACTTCATTTTGAGCTCTTGAGCCTTTCGTTTTTGCACTTTTTCTGGTAATCACTCATTTGAATTATTTTTAGTGCCAATATTTTCAAAGTATTCATTTTCAATTGCTCTTGATTCATTTTCAATTGCTCTTGATTCATTTTCAATTGCTCTTGATTCATTCGTATTCTTCCACATATAATAGTTGATGTAATCCTGTAGTATTGTCCTTACAATAAATGAAATAGATTCACCCTCTAAATCACCAACTAATTTCAAATCCTCAATAAGTTCTTTACCTAATCTGAATGTTATTCTGTCCTCCTTCTTCATTTAGTTTTCATTATTTTTTTGATCTTTTCTTTGCGTTCCCATTTCATTAAATCTGTAATTAACTCTTTAATTGTTTGTGGAATTGTTTGTGGAAACATTGCTCCATCATAATTCGTGTATTGAAGCATAACTTTGTAATTATCTTTCTTGGTTTTCATTCTTACATTTTTATTTTTTGGTATTAAAGTTTCAATTCTTACGAATTGTTCTTGAATATCAGTATAATGGTTATAAGTATTTTCATATCAGTTTTGTGCTTGTGCTTGTAAGCATTCCTAAGGCTGCACTTGAAATCTGACTTGCTCTGTGTTTTAGGTTTACAATGCAGGTAAATATTTCATCATAGTCATTGCTTAATTTATAACCAAGTGAAGAACTAACTATTGTATTACCATTAGTTCTAAGGTGGTTAACCATTTCTCTTAGGTTAACTGAATTTTTAATTTCGGGAACATTAACTAAAATCTGATTTGATTTTACAAATCTGGTTGTGTTGTTTTCTAAATAACTAATTAGTTCATCATAAGTTTCTTGTGTAATTTTCATTGTTTGGTTGATTCTTTTTTGTAAGGTCTTTAACCTTAATATTTTATATTATATATAAAATATTTGTCTGCCCCTTTTACGTATCTTACCTGTTTTTTGAATATTTATTTGAATTATTTTCATTTTTTATTAATTTCTTCATTGATAATAATTTGCATTCATAATTGGATCATTTTTTAAGGTTATTCACCCTTGCCTCTTCTTTGGTATCAAATGAACCAATATAAGTGGATTTACCATTTAGTATTATGTTAGAAACATATTTATTATTTTACCCGACGTTTAGCCTTACACTTTGCATTTGTGTTAAATAGATTTAATTTTTTTAATTTCTCTTTTCTTTCTTCTTTTAATAGTTCTATTGAATTATCATAAAATTCAACATAGTCAATAGAAAAATTAACCTCAAATAGGTCACACCCAGCCTCAAACTCATCAAAATTATAATTTAGTTCTTTTGGAAAAACTCCATAATAAATAACACCATTGCCTTTTCCGTTTCTTTTATATTGTATTGCTATTTCATGTGTGCATTCTGTGAACCAATCATGTACCTTTTTAAAATTTTTGATAGATGTTGTAGCAGTCATATCAATATCTTTTGGTTTATATTGCCATGGTGCTAATCCTAAATTTTGATTAATATCTAAATTTGTTATATTAAAACAAATATCATTTATTTTTAGTGTTTTAGGTTTTTTCATATGGTCTTTATTTCAATAATTCTTTTTTGTACCAGAAATCGTTGAAGCTATCTTCAACATCACCTTTGTATTTTTTAACATAATCTTGAATCAACGAAGTGATTATATCTGTGGTATTTACTTTTTTAAGATTTGAAATTGCTGTTAACAATTCAAATAATTCTTCATCTAATTTTAGATCAATTCTTTTCATAAATCAATTAGTTTAAGTCCTTCATTTTTAATTAATTCATTAACTTCAGCTTTATTCTTTATTACATAGTCTATAATTGCGCATTCAACTATATCAGACATCTTTTCACCTTTTACTTTTGCGGTGATAATAAAGGCATCAATTAATTTTTTTTCAATACTATACCCTGCCATTTTTTTCATTTTCCTTTTTTATTTTTTGTTCCATATCAAGTATTTTTTTTGATATTTCTTGATTTTCAATAAGATATTGTTCGCTACCCCATCTCTTATATAGTTCTTCATTTATTTCAATACCCATTTGTAATTTGCTTAAAGCAAGTTCAGATTTAGTCTTGGTTGTGTAATATCTACCATTCGCATCTATTTTGTAATTTCTATCTACAAAGCTCTTCATCATTTTTTATTTTTTTAAATAATTTATTGATTTTATACCTTCTTATTGCCTTAATTGTGTTTTTCATCTCCTTCATTTTCTTTTGTTTTTGTTTTCTGTTAGACCGAAGCCTAAATTTCTGGAAGCAGTTTTTAATTTATTCTTATCAATGAAATTTAGACCATCACTAAATATATCTGTCTCCAAGTTTACTTTCTCAATTAGTTCATTGTAAGTGTTTAGCGTCTTTCGGTAAGCATTCTCATCCAATTGACTTACTTGCGTCTTAGTGTTGAATTTCTTTTCACAATCAAAGTGTTTATCAAATTCAACTTCATTCATCTCTTCGATATAAATATTAAATCTTTCTATATCCTTTAAATATCTCTTTTCAGTAGTTACAAAGAAGTCTTCTCCTTTATTGTAGAAAAAATATTCACACCCTTCTTGAAATATTGTCTTCATATATACATCAGAGTGCTTGCCTTTAGCGATATAGTCTCTACATCTTACCTTCCAATCCTTTTTACATTTACATTCTCGTGCCATATTTAGATTTTTATATTTTATATTATATATAAAATAGTTGTCTGCCCCTTTTACGTATCTTGCCTGTTTTTTGTAAATAATTTAATTTATTTTTATGGATGAATTTACACCATATAAATATGTACCTTCTTGTTTTTAAATGGGTTAATTATTGTGCTGCTAATAATCAGCAAGAAAGAAAGAAAGAAAAAGCACAATTTTTTTTTTCTAACGAAAAAAAATTGTCGTCGCAAATGTTTGAATGTCGTTAAATTATATCATCTAATAATTTTTTTTTAATCATCTATCTATATAGTTAAAATATCATGGGTTTAATTTTAGTGTAGTAAATTTCAATTACTATTTAGTAGATAGTAAATCTATCATCTAATTATTTAAGTTCATTAAATCATATCTAAAATGAAATATCATCCAATAAAAGGAAAGCTACAATTGAAGCAAACAAGAAATTCAATCATTAATATTTAAGCCTGAATTTGTTTCTACAGCCAAGACTTTATTGAAATTCAAAAATCAAGGGTGAAGTGGTTGTTGATAAAAAAATGGGTGAAGTCGTCAAGAAAATCAAAAAAATCATTGACGGAATAAATTAAAAAAAATCATGGGGGAAATCATTGGAATCACTGAAATCTGGGGGCGATTGAAGTGATGGAAATGACATGTGAAGTCGTCAAGAAAATCAAAAAAATCATTGACGGAATAAATTAAAAAAAATCATGGGGGAAATCATGGGAATCACTAAAATCTGGGGGGCGATTGAAGTGATGGAAATGACATGCAAATACGTGTATATATATATTATATCATTTATCTTGTTGGCGATTTTTTAGCCAACTGAACGCTATGGGTTGGCTAAAAAAGTATGACTTTTGTCATATTCAATTTTGAAATAGTGCGAGTTACAGCGATATAATTTTAGAATTTCCTTTTAATCCGATCAATTTCAATCCGTCTTTCTTCCCATCGCAGTAAAATTTCAAGATCTCTCTCATATAATTTCTTTGAAAAAATTTGATGTAGATCAAGTATAAATCTACAATTGCGAGATATCATTTTAGGTAATAGTGTCCTTGATTTATTCATCTGATCTATTTTTTAATTATAACCAAACTTACTGATTTAATTCAACATATTATAGTATAATAAAAAAAGGCTCCTTTTACAGAGCCTTTCATGTTAGAGAAAATCAACCAAGAAACTTTTTACTTATTAATATAGAGTAAATCAGTAATAAAGTTTAAGTTTTATCTTTTATAATTCTTTTTATTTATTATATATTATTTATTATTATTTATATCATATTATATGTTTATATGAATTCTTAAAAATCAACAACCTATATATATGAGGTTTGGTTTTGCCTGTCAATTTTGCTAAGATATTTTGTCTTAGTTGAGACAAAAAAAGGACTCCTTTGGGGGAGTCCTAAATAGAGAAAATCAACCAAGAAACTTTTTACTTATTAATATAGAGTAAATCAGTAATAAAGTTTAAGTTTTATCTTTTATAAGAAACGCTCCGACAATTAGGTCAGAAGTAAGGAGCGTCGAACCAAAGATGCTATCTTTGGTGAGGAATGTTTAGTACTTTAAATATCGTGATATTGCGTGTATCTGATAAGGACTTCTTTTCTTTTTATATACTCCATCACCTTCGCGATTCAATAAACCTCCACCAGTGTTTCCTTCAATAGTTATGAAGTAACCATCTTTATCAGTAGATTCATAAAAACCTACGTGACCAACCCGTCCAAGATTAGAGAAGTAAAAAGTTACCACATCGCCTGGCATTGGTTTTAATGAATGTGAGTTAGTGTATGTCCATATAATATCTTGTTGTTTAGCATAGTCTGGACTCCAAGCACTGTTAGGATTTGGTATATTACACCAATATAAATTTGAACCAACAAAGGCACCACACCAAGGGTTACCAACTTGAGATCCAACAGTTTTAAGATATAAATCTATTTCGGGACTTCTATTTGGTGCGATTTCCCGAACATTTAATTGAGAGTTGAGACATTGTAACAGATCTTTACGAACCTCTGTATTTTCGGCTCCCCCACCACGGAAAACCAAACCTGCGGTAAGAATGAACACCAATATAAATTTGACTGCGTAATCTAATTTTTTGTCTGATGACAACAAATCAAAATTTTGGTAAAATTCATCATGTAGGTATTTATAGACTTTAGGAAATGATATTCTTAACGCCATATGAGCAGTCCACAGAGCTACCACGAATAATACGATTTTAGAAACTATTGTCTCCATTTGAGAGAAGAAATCAAAGAAGGCACCATTTGGGAAAGCTACTATTAGTAAGTGATTTATAAACCAGAATAGTAATAAAATTATTGGAATTGCTGTAAGTTCTTCTTTGAATGTCTTGAAAAAGTCACTGTCTTGAATAACGGTATAAATTGTCTTTACTTTTGAGAAGAAGCCAATTATAATGTCGATTGTTTTAAGCCACATATCATTTTATTATTTTTTTGAAAAATGAAATAATGGCATATACTTTAGATGTAATCCAGTACATCACTTTTATTAATTTAATCATTTAGTTTGTTCTTTTTTTACCATATCAGATTGAACATCAACTACTAAACTGTTAATTTCGTATAAAGAATAAATAACTGATCCAATAAAAATTAAAATTGAGACTGATAAAATAGCAATGAATAATTTGGGGTTTTTCTTTATCATCTTGAATTCCAATAAGGATTCATCAAGTTCTAATATTTTATCATCAATTTTTTTAATCTCTTGTAGTCTCGGACAATTAATTATATGTCTAATGTCTGCTGATTGTAATACTTCTACTTTGTCCTCTAATTTGTTTACTCGACCGTTTGTTTTTTTTGTTTGTTCTAATATGTTCTTACTTATTTCTGTTTGTAAAGTGTGGTAATCTTGAATTTTCTGTTCTAAACTATCAATTTTTGATGATAGTAATTCCTTTAAGGTAATCTCATTTATCGCCATTAAATTTTAGGTTGTTTTTTGAAATCTCATTCTTTAGTTCTTGAATTTCAATTTGTTGTTCCTGTATTGCCTTAATGCAAATAGAAACTAATTGTGAATAGTTTACTGATAAAAATTCCTTTGATTCGTCTCCTACCACGAATTGTGGGAATATTTTTTTCAATTCTTGCGCAATCACTCCTGTATGTGTCTTTTTATAAATATAATAGTCAATATTTAAATCATCATTTCTATTGTAGTTAACTACCCGAATGTCCATTAACTTATTTAAAACTGATTCAGTATTGGTAATATTGTTTTTCATCCTTTCGTCTGAATATGCTGATATCTCACCTGTGGCTACAATGGAACCATAAACGATCATTGTATATCCACTATTATATGTATTTGCACTTAAAGTTGTTATTCCACTTGTTGTTAATGTATTGATGTAAGTTATTCCACTTAATCCTTTAATTATTCCTGAAGTTCCTGTAGCTGCCAATAATAAGTCAGGTATATTGTTATTTATTTGTGCTATTCCTGAACTACCTGAAGTTCCATTTGTACCTGAACTACCTGAACTACCAGAAGTTCCATTCGTACCAGAACTACCTGAACTACCAGAAGTTCCATTAGTACCTGAACTACCAGATGATCCTGAACTACCTGAAGTTCCATTAGTGCCTGAACTACCTGAACTACCAGAAGTACCATTCGTACCTGAACTACCTG